TTTCTGCCAAGTCAGATGTTATAAACAAACCGCCGGTTAGTATATGTCTTGTGGCTGTATTTGAATTAGCAGCCGCAAGCTTTTGCACGCCAACTAAAGCGTCTTTTGAAGGCGTACTACCATCTCTAGCTTCATTAAGACCCGTTACGTCACGAATCATCTGTAGATAGTAGTTATAAGTGTTTATAAGCTGTGGTATTTTATTACCACCAGAGCCACTTGCTATTTCTTGAATAGGTATTTTACCAGGATTCAAATCACCTTCTTGCGTAAATGATCTACCAATTACAGATCCTGTTTGAAAGAACATATTTAATGCCTCTTGTGGATTATAATTAGTTCCATTACCAAGATCAACTTCAGCTAAACCATCAGCGTCTAAATAAACACCATCTGGCACCATACGTGATAGCACTTGCTGCAACTTCAAATGAGTTAATTGAATCATATCAGCAAAACCAGTTATACGGCTAACTAATGACTCAATTTGTCCTTTATACATACGAGGCGCACATATACTATAATTCATTTTAACTTTAGTAAAATCACTTTTAGGTCGTAGCATATTTTTAGCCATCTCCCATTTAAGTAATTTATCTGTACCTAAAACTAAAACACCTTCGTATAAAACTTCTAAAGATCTACCAATTTTTTGTATACCATATTGTTCAAGTATTTCTTGAGGCGGGTTAAATTGATCGTCTTTAATTAATATTTTTTCAGCGCCAGTAGAAGATTCTTTAACCTTATATACTTCATTCATATATGTTTTATAATTGAAGTACAATATTTGAACGGTATTAGAATCTGTTTCGTCGTAATTAGCTATTGTTCTATCGTAAAAACCATTGTTTTGAAAAGCAGTTTTACTAATATTTTCTAAATCGTCATTAGTTAATTCAGGAAATTGCTTTTTGAGTTCGTTGATATGAACTGATTTTATTTCACCAACGTAGTATATATCATCAAAATACGGTGACTCTGTGTAAGAATATACCATGTAAGCTGGATCTACATAATCAACAACAACTCCTTCTGATTGTGTAAATCTATTTTTAACAGCTCCAATACCTATAGTAGTTAAATCATAGTTAACTCTTTTTCTAGTTAAATCATATTTATTACCTTCTAATAAAACATTAATAGCTTGTTCTTGTGCTATCTCAATATTTTGCTTATACGTAAGCTGCATATGAAGCTCAAGCTCTTCTTTTGTCTCTGGTAAAGTAGCTGGATTATTTTCAAATAAATTAATACCTAAATTTTCTTGTACGTATTCGTTTATTTGTTTTGTTTGCATATCACGAATAATAGATTCCATATATGCTGTTCTTTTACTTACACCATATGGATCTTGTGAATATGCGTTTATATCAAAAGCTCTTTCAGATATACCATTAACAACAATATCAACAAACTTAGGTATAATAGGTACTGGCTTCCAGTCTAAATTCAAATAAGATAAATCACCGTTTATAGATAATTCGTCTTTATATTTTTGTATACTCTGCTCACCTCGAGCGTATAGTCTTAATCTATGAAAAGTATTTTGATTACTTTTATATCTATTAACACCGTTAGTAGATTTAAACCATTCATCTTGAATAGCTCTACCAACTTTTAAGCCATACTCAAAAGAGGCTTTTTCTTGATCACTAGCAACTTGACTAGGAAAAAAACTTTTTACAACTGACTCAGCCATATTTATTTCATTATTTTTGATATATTCCCGCTGTTGGTATATCTAGCGATTTTTATATTTATTGGTTGTTTTTCTATTTTAGCTACAGGTCTATATAAATGTCTATTACAAGCCATTATAGCTAAACCAGAGCTTATAGCAGCATCAAACTTTGTTCTTCTGTTTATGTCGAACTTAGCCCAATCATTTAGTGTTTTATTAAAATACATATCTCCATATTGAGCATCTGGTTTTAATCCAACGTATTTATCTATATAAGATTCTATAGCCGCAGCGTGAGCTTGCTTTATGTCCTCACTAGAGTTAGGTATACCACCTATTTCTTTTTCAGCTACAGACAGTTTGTTCCAAAGTTTATCTGGTCTATTCATCGAGTAACCTCTATAACCTCTTCTTTTCAAATAATACAAAAGTCTTGGCTTGTTATTTTCCGCGAGCAAAGGCATGCCATAGAAAACTAAAGCCATTAACACGTCTTCAAAAAACATTTCAGCAGTTTGTGGCCTAGCTATGTATTCTAGAAAAAATGTATTTGGCGGTGCATCTTCCATACTGAACTTAGTCAAACCATGCAAAGCACCTTTAGACCCTTTACCGTCTACTGTTCCAGATATATCGTAGCTATCACAACCAAAAGCACCTATATGTTCATTACCAGGATGCTTAACACCATTTTTTATTATTTGTTTATTTTGTAAATCATAACTAGGAACCCAAGTGATATTGAAATTACCGTTTGGATTTGGTACAAATTTTACTCTAGTATCTTTTATACCATTTTCCCATTGAAATGTTCCAGTGGTAATAATGCTTGTGTTTCTTAAGTCTTCGTTATAATCTATTTGTTCGTATATTTTAACTAAATTAAATATACTATTTTTAGTTTCGTCTCTAAATGCGTGCTCTTCAGTTCTTGGAAACTGTCTGTAGAACTCGTTTAAAGCATCTTGATCACTTCTAAGTCCATCAGCTTCGTTCTCCCAATGCTCTATAACACCTACATCAATTAAATCACCGTGTGGTCCTTCAACTGGTTCTTCAGGAGTATTGAAAACAGGGTGTCCATAAGAATCAATGAATCCTTCGTAATTCCATTCCATAGGTATGAACAAAGAATATAGTCCTGAGCTAGTCTGTCCATTCCGGTTTCGTTTAGTAACGTCGGAGTTATAATATAGTTTTTTAAAATTTTCTCCACCTTTGTCTAAAGCGTTTGACGTTGAACCCATCATGCACTTACCTATAATCCTTGAACCTAATCTTAAACAGGTTTTAGTAACTCTCCAGTTATTTAATATATTATCAGGCCTCTCCCATTTACCACTTTCGTCGTGTACTAATAATCTTAGTTTTTCCCCATCGTAGGAATTGTCACCAGTATTTTTCCAGTCAATTGTGGTGTCGAGCCCTTCAAGTATTTCATCATTTGATTTGTTCTGAATAGATTTACGAGTAAGTCTTGACGCTGGAATCCTATAAGCCAATTCTGTCTTTGGTCTATCCATACCGTCTTGTATTGGTTTGAAAAAGAACGGATAGTTGACCGATATCGGTACGACTTTGTCTGTAAACATTTTTTTAGCATCAGCTCCTGACTTAGACAATATTCCGAACCTAGAATCGCTGGATATGGTCGCCATATTAACGGTTTCTCCACTTGCCATAAAAGAAAATCCAGATCGTCTGTTTTTGAGATAGCACATTCCATAGCACCGTGAGTCGGCCTTACAAGCTTCCCAGAATATAAAGAATAATCTGTTTGCTTCTCTAAATTCTGGTCTCCCAACATCAATCTTGGACCACTGCAAGTACATAAAGTGAGTGCCAGTAATGTAAGTAGCCACGCCTCTATTATAGAACCAATGACCTTCTTCTCGTTTTTTAAACTCATTATCTATGTAATTTTCCCATTTAGCTTTAAATTCTTCTGGATAATCTCTCCATTCGAATATACTGTTAATGTTTTTAAGCTCTTTAGGGCACTCTTTAGCCTCCCACCTGTCGTTACCTTTAATTAAATTTTTCGGCGCCTTAGGTAGCGCTATTTTAAGACCTTGTATTTCGTATATTTCACCTATCTGACCTGTTTTGCTAATAACTACAATGTCATTTTCTTTATTGTAGCCATAATTCCATTTTTTAGATTTATTAAGTCTATTTAATGTGTTTATTTTTACAGGTTCAATTATTTTGTATAAACTCTGCTCGTACATTATTTAGACCTCCTTTCTGCAAAACCACTAAAAGTTTTTTTATTTTCTTCTTTTGGTTTGTTTTCTAAAACAGCTTCTTCTTCTTGTATCCTTGTTAATATCTCAAAAGCGTCAAATATAGCTAACTTTTTAGTCGCAGCGGCATTTTTAAGTCTATCAGCTGAAACATCATCTTCTGTATTAGTGATAATTTTTTCTTCAGCAACCTTTATTAATTCCTCAACTGCTTTGTGACCAGCTTGGATTATATTCTTTTTCGTTTCCTTGATATTCATATTTAATTGTAATAAGTCTGTTTGGAACTCTATACAGTCTTTCATTTTCTATAAAAAACTCATATTCAGCTCCAGGTTTGAAAGAAACTAATGCGCCTTTTTCTATATAACCGTCGCTATACTTTACAACGCCTTTACCTATAACTTCATTGTTTAATTTAAACATATCTTCGTCTTGCAAGGGCTTAATAAAAGAAAAACCACTTATAGCCTTCCACTTACCGCCTCTCTTGTAAGCATAGACTTGATCTTGTTGTACAAAAAATAAATCTTCTTTAAAATAGCTTTTACTATTTTTTTCTTTACCCCTTACGTCGTAAAATCTTCTAAAAACATTGTGGTGTACTATAACTTCGTCTCCTTGTTTGACTTCACTGCAAGTAGCGAGTGGAGTAGCTATTACAACACCATGTCTACTTACATATTGATGATTCTGCATTTCTGTATTTAATATTAATTCAGATTCATCTACTTTAATCTTATTGTTATTTCTTTCGTCAAACGGTTTAACTATAAAATTAAAAACACTATTCATTAATATTCTAAATCGTATTCAACCGCAATTGCCATATTTTTATTAAAATCTTTCCATGGCAATATCTCATTATTTTTTCTAATATATATAGAGTACTTATCTTCTTCTTCTATTATATTATCTATAATATGACCACCATACACTTCCTGTCCAACAGAATAGTGCATGGCATCATTTTTATAGTCTCTTCCTATACTAATCTTCCTTACTAGGCTCATTTTTTGCAATTTTGCCATCATTGATATCAATGCTAACATCACCATAAGCTTCTCTTAATTCGTCTTGAAACTTTTGAAGTTCTTGTTGAACATTTGATATACTATGTAGCAGCCCGTGTTTTTCAACCTCTAGCTCACCTAGTTTTAATTGATGTTGATTGTAGCTTTTTACTAAATCTTGAAGCTTAGTTAATTCGTCTTTTTTAATTTTCTTTGCCATTTTATTTAATTTAAGTGTTTAACATATAGTTAAGTATTACGTGTTTACGTATTACTTTAATTTTCTATTGTCATAGTTATAGACGTAGGGTTTTCTAGCTCAGCTATTTGAGAAGCTATGCTATCTTCAATACTTTGAACCTGCTCTTCACCCATTGCGTCTTTTGTCCAACCAACAACTATTTCATTAGTTAGTTCGTCAAAAGGTATAAAAGGAGTCTCAGGGTCTAAAGGAACTACTTGAGTTCCAATATTAGTTGCTGAATAATCCTCTTTTGTTCCTGTTACAATCCAGTGTACATTATACACTACATTTGTTTCACCTTCTTCTTGAGGGTGCACGTCTACTGTTTTGCAATTCCAATCGTAAGTTATCATAATTTTTGTTTTTTGTTTTATTTGTTTTCCAATGTTTGTATTCTATTTTTTAATTCTTCTATCTCGGCTTTTAAATCTTTTACAGCGTTTATTAAAGCAAAAGTTACAGCGTGACCGTCAAAATTTAATAATTCAGTATCTTCTGTATCGTCTTCGTTTAGTTTTGTATTGTAAGTTTTAATAGTTTCAGGCATTATGTCTTGCATGTCTTGAGCTATAATACCTATATTATCCTTTGTTTTTTCAAAACCAGCTTTACCGTTATAATCATAAAGTTTAGGTTCTATTTTAAGTATTGCTTCTAAACCTGTTGTATAATCCCTTATGTTTTCTTTAACCCTAGAGTCAGAGACCACTGTCCAAAGACTAGAGCTTGGTTTTGCAGCAGAGTTTAAAGATAACTGAAGCTGGTAAGCTGGAGCGCTCGTTCCAATACCGACGTTGCCTGTGGATGTGATACGCATTCTTTCATTAGATGCAGCGTTAGCAAAGCTGCCTCCAGTTGCTTGTGTATGAAAAGATATAAATGCAGAATCTGTAGCACCATCGCAAGATGCTTTTATATGCGCTAAATGGTCATTGTTTCTATTCCAAGAATATAGACCTATATCAGAAGAAACTCCAGCGTCTGTATGGTCTAATATGATTTCACCATTACCAGTGCTTGATATATCTAAAACTTTTATACTTCCTAATTGAGATGCTGGACTAGTTGTCCCAATTCCAACGTTGCCTGAAGAATCTATATACATTCTATCAGAGTTGTTTGTTCTTATTTTAAATGTATCGTTTGATGGGAAACCGAAGAACGTGTCTATGTCACCGCTATGATATATAAGTCCTCCCAAATACATATTTGTTCCAGCTGTTAAGGTTGATGAAAATCTACCTGTTCCATTAACGTCAAGCTTATAAGCAGGACTAGTCGTTCCAATTCCAACTCTATTATTATTTTCTAAAGTCATTGTAGTGCTTCCACCTACATTGAACTTTAAATCACTATAACCACCTATTATAACCGGCTCATCTCCTAATCCATCAATATCACCTAGTCTAAATGTAGTACTGAAGTCTGGTACTACTTCAAAAAATCTATCACCTTGGTCAGTGACTTTAAATGCAGCTTCAGTGTTTGAGTTCCTACCTACAACTTCCAATGTTGCCCCGGGGCTAGTCGTATTAATACCAACGTTGCCATTCCAATTTATATATAAATAATTTTCAACACCTCCAGCACCTAGTGATAATGTACCGAAATTATCGCTATTATACACTGATGACATTCCATTGTCTCTATTTAAATCCAATATATATCCCGTTGATTCTATATTGGTTCGGCCGCCTGAACCAACAACAGTTAATTTACCCGGCGGACTAGTAGTTCCAATACCAACGTTACCAGTATCTCTAGTTAATGTTAAAATATCTTTTACAGTAGTAATATTAGCTGACTGAAAATTCAAATAGTTACTTACCCCTTGTTGGTTTATCCTAAAGCCGTACATATCTGCACCCCATGTGTTACCTGATTCTGTAAAGTATAGGCTGCCTGCGTCAGTTGGATTTGCGCCGTTTTTATTTTGAACAGTTATATCTCCTTTTACTTCTAACTCTGTTTTGGGACTCGTAGTACCAATCCCGACGTTGCCGCCCATAAAGTATGTTTTTGAATCGGTCGCTGTAAAATAATTTGAACCACCGGCACCATCTATGTCTCCAAAACTTATCGATAGATCTGCCCCTGCTACACTTCCTTCAGTTTTAAACACATTTTCACCATCTTCATCTCTGAAATTGGCTACTGTATTTACACCTGATTCTCCTACAACACTAAATATTGCAGCTTCGTGGCCTCCAGATCCAACTGAAAGTTTAGCAGCTGGACTAGTCGTTCCAATCCCTACGTTGCCGTCTTCGTCTACTCTAACTCTTTCTCCTTCAACTCCCGCTTTTATAGTTCGTATAGATACAAAACCATCTTCAGAACCATCTGTTGAATCAACAATACCTCCTATAATAGCTCCATATGTTATTATCTCAGAGTTGCTATTTTTTGCAGCCAACGCTAACATAGCTCCATAATTAGTTGCAGAGCTATCTCTAACCAATCTTAATGGTATTCCTCCAAGTTGGGGTGCTACTATATCTAGTTTTATGTCATACGCATATCCAGACCCTGGACTAGTCGTGTTAATTCCAACGTTACCGCTGGAATCAATACGCATTCTTTCTGCAGAGTTTGCTCTAAACAATAAATTGCTATTTGAGTATCCAACCCTTAAATCATTACCACTTAAACTAATTGCATCAACAGTTGAAATCCATAATCTTGATGATGTTCTTATTTCTCCAGCAACATCTAGCTTATAAGCCGGACTAGTCGTTCCTATACCAACGTTGCCTGAGGAATTAATAGTCATTTTAGTATTATTATTATGGGCGCCTCCGATACCAAAAAACATAGCGCCAGAAGTATTAGCGTTCGTAATATAAAACGACCCTCTGCTACCCATTATGCCATAACCGCTTAATCTTATTTCTTCATTTGCAGCTGTTGGATTTCCAGTATCAACACCCTGTATAGAAATAGCGGTATTAAAAGTCCCAAGACCGTTAACGTCTAATTTATATCCTGAAGCAGGACTGGTTGTTCCAATCCCAACATTTGTTCCGTTATCATAAATAATAGAATCTGTAATAGTATCAGTGTCAGACCATTTAGCTACATAGTTAGCGGTCCCTGTTCCATCTACGCCAGATATTTCAGATAAACTAATCCAATCAGTCGCCGTACCTGTTGAAGACAGTATTTGTCCAGATGTGCCTGCAGAGCCGTTACCGTCTAGTAGTTGACCGTCAATTTTTATAACGTCAGTGATATATTTCTTACTCATTTACCAGTTGTTTTGTACTATATTAATCCATTCGTATGTTGATGCTCCAGTCTGCATACACATATCCACGTAGCTATTATTACCTGAAGTTCTATATCTTAATGTCCCCACTTTACTAGCTGAAGCCGTGTCTGTATCGTCAGCCATTTGAACGCCACCATCAACCTGTAGTTTTGATTGAGGACTAGTAGTTCCAATACCAACGTTGCCTGTGTCGGCTTCTATCTGCATACGTACAGTACCACCGCTGTTTGTAAATTTAAAATTAGAATCGTCAAATCTTAAATGCCCTTCAGATACAGCATCTTTTAATGCTAATGCAGTAGCGTTGCTTCCGTACAAGGTCAGTACACCGCTATGTCCTCCTATAGAAATAGGACTAGTTGTTCCGATACCGACGTTATTTGTATCTTTTTCTAAAAACAACCCATCTTCGCTATCAGCCATAAAATGCAAAGAGTTCCATCCATTAAAACTAGTATCAGCCCCCGAAATTTTATATACATCAGTTGATCCAATATTAAAAGAAATACCAGTTGATGAGTTACCAAATCTTGCAGTTCCATTGACTTCTAAAGGCACACCAGGACTAGTAGTCCCAATCCCGACGTTGCCTGAGGAGTCAATACGCATTTTTTCATTACCGTTAATATCAAACCTTAGATCTGAACCATTGATTATTAAAGGTTGTGAAAGACTAAAAGCGTCATTATATGAAGATATTCTAGCTATACTATTATATGAGTTAATAGCAACATTTTGGTCAGTTCCAACATTTACTTCTAGTTTACTGTTTGGACTAGTAGTCCCAATACCAACGTTTGTATTTAAAAAATAAGAGTTATCTTTTGCTACAGTTAACACGTTTTGACCTGCGTTTGCTTGTGCGCTACCATAATTAAATCTAGCAATCCATTGGTTTGTACCGCTATTGGCTGATTGAACATATAGAGGTGGGTTACCAGCGCTATCTCTTGATATTAAGCTATAGTCGGTGTTTGCTTGGTATGTTCTAAATCCACGTCCAGTTGTTATTCCATTTATATCGAGTTTTGTTGCTGGACTAGTTGTACCAATCCCAACGTTACCACTGGAGTTTATACGCACCCATTCTGAATTATTTGTGTAAAATAATAACGAATCATTTGTATGATAATATCTAATTCCTCCAATGAAAAAATCTGATTCATCACCAAAAAATATATTTCCAGAGGTTGTGCTAGGTGATAAAATTGTAATACCAGAATTACTACTATTTTCTAAAACCAAATCACTTGCAGAGGAACTCACAGATGTTTGACCACTAGATCCAGAGTCAACGTGTAATTTTCCAAATGGACTAGTCGTTCCAATCCCGACATTGCCGTTTTCTTGAACTCTAAACAACTCCGCACCAGTATCTTTTCTAACATTAAACACCCTATCAGTATTGTTGTTGTTAGTGTCTATTGTGACGGTTATATCTCCAGGCGCATCAAGAAACATTTCACCGGCGTCACCTCTCCTGATGGCAGCGTGCCCTGTGTGCAATGTAGTGTCTGCTACTGTTAACTCTATAGCCCCTGCTACAGAAAGTTTTCTGCTAGGATTAGTCGCGCCAATCCCGACGTTGCCGGAATCTTTAATCACCATACGTTGCGCAGAGGCGGCTCCGGTGTTAGTCACATGGGTAGTATAAAACTGTAAGTCGCTTGAGCCATCGCCAAGGCTTGATCGTACCCCTTGGATTTTAGCATTATAATTGGTAATGGTTCCTGCTGACGCAGAAGTGCCAAATATTATAGAGCCTCCACCGCCACTTGTATTTGTACCGTCAACATCTAAAAATATATTTGATGTCGGGTTTGATGACATTGGAGTTGAGATTTGAAATTTAGTACTAGGACTAGTAGTTCCAATCCCAACGTTGCCGCTAAAATCAATACGCATTTTTTCGCTACCAAAAGTACCAAGGCTTAAGCTATTATTAGAATTATTATATCTTAAAGAGCCTCTGTTTTCAGCGTCAGAATCCCCCAAGTACAAGGAAGAAACCCCAGCGGTCCCAGACAATATAGACATTGCGCTATAATTACCTGTTGATCCTTGTATGGCGTCAATAACAAATAAAGTCCCTCCATCTAAATTTGGTAAAGAGCTATTGCCTGTTGATAAATGAAGTTTAACTCCTGGATTAGTAGTACCAATCCCCATACGCCCATTAGTCTCATCTAAGTGGACAACTGTAGATTCTGTAGTATATGTAGGTGAACCAACCCATATCTTACCAGTTGTAAGGTTAGGCACGTCATTGGTACGCATGATAGTTGATACAGCTAAAGATCCTGAATTTGCAGAACTTACTCTACCAACCTTACCAACGTTTTGTATTAAATTACCGCTACCTGTAGGTTTTGTTTTTGTAAGACCACCACCAACTTTTACATACACTGTATCATTTGAAGATGGCGTACCGTCACTAGTTGATAATGGATCTGTTGTTAGGTTTTTAAGTACACCTGAAACAATTACAAAGCCTTCATCATTTAAACCTAAATCTGTTTCCGCTAAACCAACAGCTGGCATTTTAGCAGAATCACTAGCGTCGGCTTTAGCAATTTGAATTATAAAAGAAGTACCTACTGTGCCGGTTATATATACAGGATCACCTTTTGAAATAGCAACCCCAGAAGTGTTTTTACAAGCAATGTGAACTTGTTCCGATTCTCCAACAGAAACTGCCGCCGGGTCTACCCAACTTGTAGCTGTACCAGTAGACGATAGTAAATAACCAGAGGTTCCAGCTGAATTACTACCATCTACTAAGCCGGCTTCAAGCTCTACATTTGTTAAAAACTTTTGAGCCATAAATTATATTTTATTTTATCCTATTTTTTGTACCAATACTCTCACTGAGTTAGTTGGGGTGGATGCAAATGTGATAGTTGCTTGAGTTGTTGATATACGATCTACGTCAGCATAAACAGTCTCGTATGTCACTGTATCGTATAATTGAATTATTACGTCTCTAGTAGCTAAACTGTGTGTTATAGTAGCCGTATCTGATATTGTTGCAGCGTATGAGGTTGTGCTATTTATTTCACCAGCTAACTGGTCAAAATCGATTTTTTTGTTAGCGCCAGCTCCGTCATCGTAATACGCTAAATAAGCATCAGCATTACCAGAAGAAGGTAAGCCTTGCGCTAATGAGTCTATATCTAAACCAACTGTAGCTGTTCCACTGGAATATGTTACTGATAAACCGTCTAATGGAGAAGCTGTTGAAGCATTTACATTACCAATACC